AAAGGGGATAACGATGAGCAGTGAAAAAGAAACACGATGTTATGTCGGTGAGGTTCGGGCAGAGGCGGGAGAGGAAAATAAGCCGACACATATCGTGGGTTTAGGCTCTGTCTTCGACTCCCGGTCCGAACTGATTTATGGATTTCGTGAAATTATTAAACCAGGGGCGTTTGATGATGTACTCAATGATGATGTGCGCGGGTTATTTAATCACGATCCAAATTATATTTTAGGGCGAACAACCGCAGGAACCTTGTCGCTTAGCGTCAATGAACGTGNACCGACACATATCGTGGGTTTAGGCTCTGTCTTCGACTCCCGATCTGAACTGATTTATGGATTTCGTGAAATTATTAAACCAGGGGCGTTTGATGATGTACTCAATGATGATGTTCGCGGGTTATTTAATCACGATCCAAATTATATTTTAGGGCGAACAACCGCAGGAACCTTGTCGCTTAGCGTCAATGAACGTGGGCTTGTTTACGATATTACGGCACCTGATACACAAACCATTCGTGATTTAGTGTTAGCACCGATGCAACGTGGCGATATCAATCAAAGTTCTTTTGCCTTTCGTGTCGCGCGGGATGGTGAAGACTGGTACCAAGATGATGAAGGTGTCGTTATTCGTGAAATAACACGATTTTCTCGACTCTATGATGTCAGCCCGGTTACTTACCCAGCGTATCAAGATGCAGATTCTGCGGTTCGTTCAATGAATGCATGGAAAGAAGCCAGAGACAGTGGCGATCTCCAAAAAGCAATTAATCAAAAATTGGCGCGTGAGCGTCTTATGACTTTACTCAATGCATAAGGTAATACTATGACTATGAAGCTTCATGAATTAAAACAAAAACGTAACACTATCGCGATTGATATGCGCGCCATTCACGAAAAAGTGGGTGATGGTGTGATGACTGAAGAGCAACGCACTCAATGGAATAAAGCGCAAACTGAACTTGAAAATTTAGATGCTCAGATTCAGCGTGAAGAGCAACTACGCTCATTAGATCAAGATTTGGTTGATGACAAAGAGAAAGAACAGCGTGGTCAACAACCGAATAACCCTGAAACAGAGCAAGCAGAGCGTCGCAATCAAGCGTTTGACCGCTTCCTGCGCTGTGGTTTTGGTGAACTCACTGCAGAAGAGCGCCAAGCGGTCAAAGAACTTCGTGCACAGGGTACTTCGCCCGATGAGAAAGGTGGCTATACCGTTCCGACTCAGATGTTGAATAAAATTGTTGATCAAATGAAAGCCTATGGCGGTATTGCAAGTGTGGCTCAAATCTTACCAACGTCAAACGGTCAAGATATTACCTGGTCAACATCCGATGGCACTGATGAAGAAGGGGAATTGTTAGGCGAAAACACCGCAGCAGGTGAACAAGATGTTGAGTTTAGCACCGCCATTTTAGGAGCTAAAAAGTTAACATCGAAAATTATCCGCGTTTCCAATGAATTATTGCAAGACAGTGGTGTAGATATTCAAGCCTATTTGGCTTCGCGTATTGCTCAGCGCATTGGTCGTGGTGAAGCTAAATACTTGATTAAAGGCACTGGAAAAGGATCACCTGTACAGCCATTAGGTTTAGAAACCTCAGTGACAAATACGGTTGATGTAGCCGGCGCCTCATTAAGTTGGAAAGATATTACCGAGTTAGAACATGCGATTGATCCTGCGTACCGTAATAGCCCTAAATTCCGTCTTGCTTTTAATGATGATACGTTGAAAAACCTAAAGTTAATGGAAGATGCGCAAAAACGCCCTTTATGGCTTCCGTCTATTTCGGGTGTCGCACCTGCTCAAATTTTAGGTATGCAATATGTTGTTGATCAGGCTATCGACAAAATGGAAGCCGGTAAAAAATTCATCTTCTGCGGTGACTTTGACCGATTCATTTTACGTCGTGTGACCTACATGACTCTGAAGCGTTTAGTTGAGCGTTATGCAGAGTTTGACCAGACCGCATTCTTAGCTTTCCATCGTTTTGATTGCGTACTTGAAGATACTTCTGCCATTAAAGCGCTGGTGGGTAAAAGCGCGACAAAATAGTTTTAAATAACACTGAATCAATCAAGTACCGCTTAATTGCGGTTTTTTTGTGCCTGCGATCTAGATGGTCGCAGGTATTGGGGGATTTATGCCACTACCCACACTGGAAAAATTAAAGCAACAATGCCGGCTAGATGAAGATAATACCTTCGAAGATGAACTGCTAAAAACTTATCTGATGGCGGCAAAACAACGAGCTGAAGGATATATCAATCGACATCTTTATGAAGAAAATATACCAGAGGAAGATCCTGACGGTTTATTAATCACTGATGATATTGAATTAGCGCTTATGCTGGCCGTTGGTAATTTCTATGAAAATAGAGAAACAGCCATATTACCAGCAGGATTTAAATTACTGCTCGATCCCTATCGTCATATTAATCTGTGAGGAATGATGAAAGCCGGTAAACTCAATAAACGTATTTTTCTTTCCCACTACGTCAACGAACGTGATGATTTAGGGAGTGAAAAAGTCGTTTCAAAAAAAGTCGCAGAGGTATGGGCTAAAGCCGAATCAATGTCGAACCGTAAAATTCGCACGGCTGACCAAGATCAGGTAATTGAGACCTATCATTTCACTATTCGCCCTCGTTTTGATGTTGATATGGGGTGGCTGGTGGGATATCAAGGGCGACTATTTACTGTACGCGCTGTTGATCGCAACCAGTCAGATAGAACCATTATTACCACGGAGGCGAATATACAACATGATAGAAGTTGATATTAAAGCTGATCTGGAGCGTATTACGGGGTTGTTAGCTTATCCGTTAAAACTCCCCTCCGATAAATTAGAAGGGGTCATCTATCAACGGATTAGTGATCCAAAGATAGACTCTGGATTAGCCCGTACATCACTGGTTCAAGCCCGTTTTCAAATCGTTATCCAAATACCTGATGACTATCCAAAAGCCTTAAAACTGGAATCGACTCTCTGTCGTGAGTGGGAGTCCATCCAACATGGTTATATTGGCAACTACCCCGTCCAAACTGTTCAGCGAGGCAATTTTCTGCAGGACATGATTGAGCAAACGGAGAACCGTAAAATTTACCGTATTTATCGTGATTTTATTATCACCTACCCTGAGGATGCAACGTGATAACCAACCTTAGCGTGACAGGGTTGGATGAATTAGGGCGAAAATTACAGCAATTAGAAGTTGAGTTAAAAACCAAGATATTACGTGAAGCAGGGCGAGAAGCCATGCAAGTCGTGAAAGAGGATATGGAAGCCCATGCAGGGTTTGATGCGAAAAGCACTGAGCCTCATATGCGAGACAATATCACCATCAAAACGACACGAGTAAAAAACACGAATGGGGCTGTCATGGTCACCGTAGGACCGACAAAACCTCATTATATGAAAGCGCGTGCCCAAGAGTTTGGCACCATCAAACAAGTTGCCCGTCCTTTTATTCGTCCAGCCCTCGATTACAACCAACGTGCGGTGCTCAATACCTTAACTGAGCATATTCGCCATGCCCTTTCTTTATATACTTAGGAGTAAAAATAATGGCAGATCAAAAAACATCGCCAGAATACGCCATGCTTCCCGCAGGCACTATTGTGAAATTTGGTAAAGCGGGTGATACCGTTGAACAAATGAAGCCACTGGTTAACTGTAAGGCATTAGGTGCCACAGGACAATCAGGGAGCTTTGTTGACGTCACGACACTCATCGATAAAAACAAACAATTTATTTCTGATTTACCTGAAGGACCTGAAAAGTCGTTAGGCTTCATTGATGATCCAGAAAATGAAAACTTTGTTGCGTTCTTGAATGCAGCAGAAAAGCGTGAAACGGTGCAGTTTTACTGCGAACTTCCTAATAAACGTACCGCAACGATGGTCCTTTCATTATCAGGCTGGGAATTAAATGACATCTCAGCGCCTGCTAATGAAGCCATCCAGATCACCGTAAAAGGAAAACAAAATAACCTTGTATGGGGAACTTCTTCTGCAACATCAACAGGAGAACAGGGTTAATGAAAGGATTAAAAGCCTCTTTACTTACAGCGAAACCTCAAATTATCGAAGTCGATATTCTATGTGGAGTAAAGGTAAACATTCGTCGTATGACGGCTAACGAGTTGATGAATTTGGAACTTGAGGTTTCTGAATTAAATCAACATGGCAAATTACGTGAGGCATCATTACGTAACGTAGGTATGTTGCTGAATTGCTTGGTTGATGATGAAGGTAAACCGATAAGTAAATCGTTACTACCCAAACCAGAAGAATTGGTTAACGTCCATGATAACGCGATCCTCATCGAAGCGATTAACGTCGTGAAGCAACACTCCATTGGCACGTTAGACGAGGCAAAAAAAAACTAACGGATAGCCCATTACTCTATTTTGCTTATCAACTTTCTGAAGAGTTGGGTGAAATTGATCCCTATCGCGTTCTCAATTTGCCTGCCAATACATTACTGGGTTGGCAGGCTTATTTTGCGCTCAAATCAGAAAAACCAGGTGTAATACCACCATCAGATATACCTCCCTCTCCTGAAAGCGCACATCAACCAACAAGCACCTCTAAATCTGTTGAACAGCAATGTTCTGACGTAATGAAAATGATAGGAAGATAATATTATGGCCACTAATTTAGCCGATTTACGGGTTGGGCTATTGCTGAATGACGCCAGTTTTAGAAGCAATATTACAGGCGCATTAAACCATGCAGGGCGTGAAACAGAACGTTTTTCTAATAAAGCAAAGCGTGAAACAAAAGCGGTTGCAGATGGTTTTTATTCAATCAGTCATCAAGTGACGAATGTTGCAGGACGACTGGCGATGTTAGGTGGAGTGAGTTTATCTATTGGTAGCATTTTAAATATTTCTCGTAAGTATAGTCAGGCAATTTCTGATCTGAGTGCGATTACGGGTGCGTCTATTGAGCGCATGAAAGAGTACAGTATTGCCTCTCAAGAGCTGGGGCGAACAACAGAATTTGGCGCGATAAAAGTTGCGGATGCCATGAAACTTATTGCGTCAGCAAAACCGTCATTACTGCAGACAGCGGGAGCCTTAGAAGATGTAACGGCTAAATCGATTACCTTGGCACAAGCTTCAGGTATTGAGTTAGCCGATGCGGCGAAATCTCTTACCTTAAGTCTTAATCAGTTTGGTGAGTCCGCTGTCTCATCTGAGCGTTACATTAATGTGTTAGCAGCAGGTGCGAAATATGGTGCATCTGAAATAAACGAAACAGCCCAAGCCATTGTGAAAAGTGGTACCGTTGCTTCTCAAGCCGGTGTTTCATTTGAGCAACTTAATGCTTCAATCCAAGTTTTAGCAGGAAAAGGGATTAAGGCTGAAACGGCAGGAACAATGTTGCGTAATGTCTTTTTAGCATTAGAACGTTCAGCAGATAAAAACTTGCGTCCATCTGTTGTGGGTTTGGCCACGGCATTAGAAAACCTCGACAAGAAAAACTATTCCACTACTGCATCGACAAAGATATTTGGTCGCGCCAATGTCAGCGCAGGCACCATTTTAGTTAAAAATCGGGATCAGCTAGTTGATTTAACTAAGGCGCTTACTGATACCGAAACAGCGTATGAGCAAGCAGGGAAAAGGGCACAAAATCTAAATGCTGACTTGGAGGTAATGGAAAGGTCGTTTGAGGGATTGGCGATTAAAGTTGGTACCAGTGCCGATGGTCCTTTACGAACAGGGGTGCAAAATGTTACTTCCGCTGTAAATGCACTAAATAATAACTTCTCAACTTTAGCTAACATTGCAACTTACGCTGTTTTACCTGTCATTGGTGCCAGAATGACTAGAGGGCTTCAAGAGCAAACCAAAGAATGGGTGAAAAATGAAGCAGCAGTCAGAAGTAATGCTAAGCAACAGGCTGAAACCGCCAGAAGAGGGATTGCTTCAGCTGATGCCACCATTAATAAACTAGCTCAGCAAGGTCAGGCATTGACTCAACAGAGCGCCATAATGAATCGGCATGGTTTACAGATGCAAGGATTGGCTAGTGAACGTAATCGACTAGTTAGACAGGAAGCGGAAGCATTAGCGTTAAGATCCAAATATACCGATCAACTTACAGCAGCTAATAATCGACTTTCATATAGCCAAAGGGCATTACGAGCATCTAGCTTAGGACTCCGAAGTGTTGTTTCTGCCTTAGGTGGGCCAGTTGGTGTGTTGGCTTTAGCGGGTTCAGCCATTTATTATTTTGCAACTAGAGCTGATGAAGCTAAGTTGAAAATAGAAGGGATGAAAGGGGCTGTGGTCGAGACTATTACTGAACTTCAGCGTCTTTCTAGGGTGAAAATAGAAGTTCAACTTGATGAAATTAAAGAAGAGCTTTCCTTACTCGAGGCAGAAAAGAAGCGTCTATATGGAGAGCAGGCTACTTATTCAGAAAAACGCGAAGGCGAAATGTCTTCGATAAAAAATGGCAGTTGGTTTGGTTATGTCGCAGTTAGCCTTTGGGGAAAAGACTCTGAAGAGTTTGCAAAAGGACGAAGAAAAGTATTAAGCGAAATCGAGGATATAGATAAAGAAATTGAAATTCGGAAGCAAAAAATTGCAAATCGAGAGAGTGCATTAAAAACAGGCGTTTTTAGCCAACCGACTAAGGAAGATAAACCAGTAGGGGATGGTAGTGGTAGTGGCGGTGGTAATGATTTAGAAAGCAATAAAGGTTCTACACAAAAAGTTAGCCAATATCATCAATTACGTATGCAAATAGAACAAGAGCATGCAACGAGCTTGGAGCGCATATCATTAAGCGAATCGGAAACAATGCGCAAGCTCCAAGAAAACTTAAAAGCCGGTGGTATGAAGCAGGAAGAGTATGAGCGATTAAAAACACTCAATGCTGAAAATCATATGAAACAGCGTGCAGAGTTAGCGGAAAAATACTCTCCTATGCGCGCATCCATCCGAAATGAACAAGAGATGACAAAAGAGCTTAAATCACTCTTTGAACAGCAATTGTTGACTGAAAAAGAATACCAATATGCACGGCGCCAAATGGCACAAGATACGACAAAATATCGTTTATCAGAGCAAGCAAAAGGCATTTCTCTCCCTAATATCAGCATTCTTGGCGAAATAGATCCCGTTATTCAACTCAGAAACCAACTGGAAGAACAAAAGGCGCTTTATCAGGCTTACTATGAAGATGGTTTAGTTAGCAAAGAACGTTATGAACAGTTAGTTATTGCGGCTACAAATAAGTCAAAAGAAGCACAATATCAATCAAGCAAAGAGCTGTATGCCTCACAGGGTATGTGGCAACGTATGCAAATGAATTTAGTTGATGCTGTTGAACAACGAACCGCTAATGCAATGACAGGCATGTTGATGGGAACGAAGTCCTTTTCAGAGGGCATTAAAGAATTTTCTTCATCATTAGCCAGTTCAATTATTTCTGATCTTATTCGTATTGCAATTCAAGCTCAAATTACCAATGCATTGACGGGATTAATGGGCGGTTTTGCTGGTGGCAGTAGCGGTGCAGCAAGTGGCGCTAAAGCGGGTAAGGTGGGTGTAAAAGCGAACGCCAAAGGGGATGTTTACAGCTCACCAAGCCTCAGCCAATATAGCAACCAGGTGGTTAGTTCACCGACATTATTTGCCTTTGCAAAAGGTGGTACGCCTAATCTTGGCTTGATGGGGGAAGCTGGAAGCGAGGCGATCATGCCTTTAAAACGTGGACCTGATGGATCTTTAGGCGTTAGAGCAACCGGAAGCAACTCTGTTGCGTCAGGCGATACCATTATTCATCAAACATTTCATGTAACAGGTAATGGTGATGAAGCGCTTTATCAAGCTATACAGGAAGCAGCAAGAATGGGAGCAGAACAAGGTGCATCAAAAGCCAAATCTGACATTATGCGAGACTTTCAAACCAATGGAACATTAAGAAGGAACCTACGATAAATGGCAACGATATTATCGTGGCCACAATCCATCGTGCCAGCCTCATTAAGCTGGCAACTCGTGAGTAACAGTAAAACCTTTACATCAACTTTTACGGGGAGTGTGCAGACAGTACGCTTTCCCGGCTCGCGTTGGCGTTGCAGTATGTCATTTAATAATTTGACCGATGAGCAAGCAAGGGTTTTAGAGGCGTTTGTTGCCGAGTTAGATGGTGAAAGTGGTCGAGTGAAAATTAGTGATTGGGCGCGTTCTGGTTTAACTCAACGCGGTAAACCTAAAGTTAGCCAACCCAATCAATCTGGAAAATTATTAGAAAGTAAAGACTGGTTACCCAATAGCATTGTTTTACGCATTGGTGATTATATCACGGTAAATGATGAACTAAAGCGAGTGACGGCTAATGTGATTAGTGATGCACAAGGAAACGCAACAATCCCTATTGCCCCTATATTACGTTATGCACCGGCGGTAAATGATTTGATAGAAAATGAAGCGCCATACGGTATTTTTAAACTAACTAGTAACGATCAGGGTAATTTCCAACGTAAACCGGGCATACTTACTAGCACTTCTTTGTCATTCGAGGAAGCATTAACATGAAATATCATCCCTTTAGTAATGATATGGTTAAGGCAATTAATGAGGGATATTATTTAGTTGTTGCCTCTCGTTTAGATCTTAAATCAGGTGTGGTGCGTGCACATACCGGTGTGGGTAATATCATTATTGCAGGTGAAATTTACCAAGGTGTTGGCCAGTTTGGTGCAATTGAGTCTGTGGGAGAAAATATGACCACTAGCCCACAACAGCTTATCATGAAACTCTCAGGCTTCGATTCTTCATTAATTGGCGAGGTGATGAATGAGCGAGTTCGTGGGCGAAATGCACAATTGATGTTAGTTGCATTAAATGAAGAAGGTAAACCTGCGCTTGCTGAAGTTTTATTTGCAGGACAAATATCCACAATTGGTGTGACAACAGGTGAAGAAAATGAAATAGCAGTCACTGTTTCAAACCGTTTCGAACGCTGGTCTTATGGTTTACCTGACAGATTTACTGATGAATCATGGTCTAAACGTAAAAAGGGCGATAGGATATTCCGTTATGTGGCGCAGATGGCTGATCGGGCTATTTATTGGGGTAGCAAGAAAAATGCACCTGCGTTTATTTATAAATGATTAAAGGTTTGCTATGAAAAATATATTTATTACGGCAACGTTATTATTCTGCTTTTCTGCTTCAACTTATTCTTTTGACTCCAATAAGGAATGGTATGAGGGATGCCCTAAATATACTAATGAAGAAATAGAAAACTTAAAAGGAGGACGAGTAGAAACAGTTGAAGAATTACAGCAGTACTCAAAAGAATATTTAGAAGAAAGCAGTAAAAAAATTGACTGTGAAATAAAAAACCTAGAAGAATATAAAAAGCGTTTAATTAAAAAACTAGAAATAAAAAGTAATTAAATACACTTTTTCGTCAACCCGCTTCGGCGGGTTTTTTATTGTCTGGAGAAAACCATGAGACACCCACAATGGACTACTCGCCTACCTGAAACTTTAAAGAATGCCATAAATCGCCCTTTTGTATGGGGTGAACATGATTGCTGTTTGTTTGCCTCTGATTGCGTCATTGCTGTTTGTAATTTTGATCCTTGTGAAAACATTCGCGGGCGCTACAAAACAAAGACAGGTGCATTCAGAGTATTACAAAAAGAGTTTGGGACATTGGACGGCGCTGTGAGCCGTTTTTTTGATGAAGTTCCAACAAACGAAGCAGGGCGTGGTGACATTGTGATGTTTGAAGGGGATGAAGGAAATACATTAGGTGTTTTGTGGGCGGGTAAACTATGGGCTGTTTCAACAGATGGCGTTCGTGCGGTGAGCAATAAACCAATTAAAGCATGGAGAGTACAATAAATGGGTAAGACAGTCACAAGCGTTGTCTCTGCTGGCTTAATGATAGCAGGGGTTATTGCCACAGGTGGTTTGGGTACCGCATTAATTGTAGCCGGTATCGCTGTTCAGGCAGCAAGTGCGTTTATCTTTAAAGATAAAGTACCTGGCTCAGGTTATCGGGATCAGTCCGAACGTAAACAGATGCTACGTTCAGCATCAGCACCAGAAACGGTGGTTGTAGGTAAAACAATGATGTCAGGTTTACTTTTCTTTGCTGAAGAAGAGGAAGGTGAACAAGACGAAAATGAAGAACTCTACATGGCATTAGCCATAGCATCCCACCCTATTCATAAATTAGGTCAAATTTATTTCAATGATGACAAAATTGAAGATTTAGGCGACAACGCACAATACGAATTTCATAACAGTAGAACTGAGGCGGATCCATACCTATTAAAACATGCCCCTTCATGGAAAGAGGATATGATTGGTCGAGGGCTTGCATGGTTACGCTTAACATTACGCTTTGATCAAGAAAAATTCCCTTATGGTGTTCCTAACGTTAAAAGTGAACTATGGGGAAAAGAAATTTACGATCCCCGCACCGAAAAAATAGCGTGGTCCAATAATGGTGCCTTGGTCATATTAGATTACTATCGCCATTACTTAGGTGTTCCAGACTCCGATATTGATTGGGATGCATTTAAAAGTGCAGCAGATATTTGTGATGAAACCGTACAAACGCCAGATGGAAAAAGTGAGCCTAGATACACCTTAAATGGCGCTTATGAACTTGAAGAAAGTCCTGCCTCTGTATTAGAGATGATGCATAAATGCATTGCTGGTGAGCCGACCTATATTGCAGGTAAGCACGGCATTTTAATGCAGGTGTATAACGGGCCAGCACTACTGACGATTGATGAGTCACAAATTATCGATACAGTGACAGTGACCCCCGAACTTTCATTACGTGATGCAACTAATGCGATTTATGGCACTTTTGTTGACGCAGAACAACAGTATAACAAAACCGATTTTGAGCCAGTGGTTATTGATGAATGGATAGAAGAAGATGGCTTAGAAATTAAAGAAAATATGGACTACCGCTTTGTAACTAGTCCATACCAAGCTAATAGACTAGCTAATCTCTATTTACGCAAAAAACGAGCTGGTCGTCGCATTCAGTTACGCATGAACTTAGATGGTTATGCTTATCGCCCTGGTGATGTTGTCAAACTCGAATTACCTTCATTGGGGATCAGTGATTTAGAATTCCGTATTGCCGATTGGAAATTTCATCCATCAGAGGGGGTAGAAATTACTCTTGAAGAAGATGGACCTTATATCTATGAAGACTTAGCCAGTAAACCCTTTATTAGACCTCCATTCACTAAATTACCCACTGGTGGCGTACCAGCACCTATCAACCTAGCCTTTGTTCCTCTTGCTGTCACCGATATTGTTCAGGGATATATTTCATGGCAGAACGTGGCGTCAGATATTCGCTATAACACGGTCAATATTCTCCAGAATGGCAAGGTTATACAGTCTATTCAGGTACCAGGTGAGCGTGTCGATATTAACGGTTTAACTCGAGGTACTTATCGTGTCGAGGTGAGAGCGATCAATGTTGCTGGCGCTATGTCTGCACCGGCTATCAGTGATTTTGCTATTCAGGCACCGCCTGCACCGATTGGTGTTGAAATAACTCCGGGTATGTTCAGCTTAACGGCATCTCCTAAACAGGGGGATAGCGCTGTGTTTGGTTATACCTTTGAGTTTTGGTTTAGCGAAAAGAAACTCGCCAATCTTTTTGAAAATGAGGTGATCACCAAAACAAACAAAGTTGGCCAAGGAAATTTCTGGACGCAAGAGAATTTAAAAGCTGGCCACACTTACTATTTCTACATTCGAACGATCAATAGTTATGGTAAATCTGCATTTGTAGAAGCTTCAGGTATTCCAGTTTCATTGCCAGACGACATATTTGATGATTTAGATAACACGGTTAGAGAAACGGATGCGTTTAAAGAGCTGGATAATAAGCTTGATTGGAATGCTGAGACCGCAATTATTTTAAGTAACGCAAGTCATCGTAATTTCAGGCAGTTGCTAATAAAACATGCTGAATCTCAAGCCGGCATTAGTGAGCTATGGCAGGCTAACGTAACTCAAGAAGAAGCCTGGGCACAGGAAGTTAAAGAAATTTACTCCGCGGTTGGTGATAACACGTCTGCAATTAAAGAAACTCAAACGTCAATTACCAAACTAGATGAAGCTTTTGGTCAGCGACTTACTGAAATTCGCACGGAAATAGATAAAGCTCAAGCCGATATCATTTCAAACTCTACTGCCATCTCTAACACAAACAAGGCTTTTGCCGAAAATAAAACACAAGTTCAAGCTAAGTTTGATAAACAAGAAGGTATGATTCAGGAGAAGATGCAAGCCACATTCAATCAATCTGGTGACGGTGTTGTTACTCATTCAATCAATATCACGATTGTTCATAACAACGTGAAATACAATGCAGCAGGGCAAGTAATTAGTGCTCAGGTTAAGAACGGGAAGCTTGAAAGTTTTATAGGCTATAACGCCAATAACTTTGCTTGGTATAACCCTGCAAATGGCAAGATGGAATTATTCATGTATGCCAAAAATGGGCAGTTGTTTATTCGAGATTTATTTATTGAAGATGGCTCGATTACCAATGCAAAAATAGGGAATGTTATTCAATCTAATAATTATTTAAATGGGAGACCGAGCTGGATAATTAATAAAAATGGGTTTGCTGAATTTCAGAATATAAAAATCAGAGGGGAGGTTAATGCAACCTCAGGGAGGCTAGAAAATGTTGTAATTGCTGAAAATTGTGAAATAAAAGGGACATTAACTGTCAATAATATTAAGGGGGATGTTGTAAAAACGGTATTAATAGAACCTAATCAAAAAATCACGATTGAACCTGAATATTTCAATAGAATTATTTCAGGGATTGTTATTACTTATAACAAATATCAAATGGATAGCAATTATTCTAGTCAGGTTGTTGTAAGTACTCCTAGAGGTAAATTCATTGTGGCTAGAGTCTATCTTGAGAGTCATATATATGAAAATAAATGGGGTGAAAGGAGGTTACATATCCCAATAACAGGAATGAACAGTACTGAACTATTAGCAAATGAGACGGCCACTATAGAATTTGTTGATATTTCACAAACGATTGGACCAGCTGTAGTTTTAATATCGAAAAAATAATATTAGGAATTCATAATCATGATATACACAACAGGCACTGTTAACACAGTGTCAGGGTCTGCTATTGTCCGCGGAACTGGCACTAAATTTAAAAATAATAATCCCGCTATTAATATCGGAATGACTATTTTAATTAAATCGGGAAACACGAATATTCCGTATATGATTAAATCCGTTAATTCTGATACTGAATTAGTATTAGCACAGCCTGCATTAGCCACAGTAACTAATAGCACATTCTCAATTCATATTACTGAGCCAGATAATAATAGTGATGCAGCTAGAACCATGGTTGCCATAAATGCATACACGCAATATTTTCTTGATGCGATGAATACGTGGATGACTCAGACTGGCCAGACAAAAATTGAGATGCCAAATGGTGAGATTGTTACGCTAGATAGTATTAAAAAGATGCAGGGGGATATTAGTAAAAAAGCTGATTTAGCAAGCAAAGAATCACAGATATTCAAAGGACAAGTTATTTCACATTCAGGCATATATAGCTTTGATGGAAATAATTCCAAGACATACTTTGGTCTTTTAAGAGCCAACACAGGTGATCCGTTTGGTTTTTACTGTAGTTATGATGGTGCTGGGTATTCTGTTCGCTTTCCTGAAAGAAAAGGGGGGACACTATTAGTTTCGGGCGATTATGGCATTGGCAATAGAGAGCCAACATTAGTTGATACCACCAATCCATTAAGTAATATAGATAATACTCAACTTATTCGCTCCTACGGTGGTGGTGATTTGATGTGGGGCATCGGCATGCTGGGTTTTTACTCTGGCAAGTCGCACTGGGGGGCATTCACATTTAACGACTATACATTTTATGCGCATTGGAATATGAATGGAAAAGTATCTCAATATCATGTTTGGACAAGCAAAAATACAACCACAGACCCGCAAGGTTTTATCAAAAAAGCCTCCCCAATTATCAACATCAATCCTGACGGCACATTTACCACTAATGACGAATCAGAAGGTGCAACTGTTACTCGAGTAGCGCAGGGTGAATATCTTATTGAAGGTGTGCTGGGTTTTAACGCTGACGCAGGATGGGGCGGTGTCGATGGTGGTATTGAAATTCCACTCGATGTTAATAAACAGCCGTTGATATGGGTAGACTCTAAAGTTATGGAGGACGGTTCTATTCTCGTTAAAACCTATCACCGTACTCACCCTAACGCACCTAAATTCGCCCGTAATGATATTGATGATTACAAAGACGGCGACCCAATTGATATCCCTGATGGTCGCTTTATTTCTGTCCGTGTACAGATGCCAGAGCAATCAATCTATAACGTGAGAATGCGTGAGATGGAAGAGGTGCAGAAAGTGGAAGAGGAACGCAGACAAAAGGAAGAGGAGATGAAAGAGAAATTTGGGTTAGGTAAGAATGACGTATTACTTTAATAATCAGGACACCAATAGCGCACCAGAAATTGATAACTGATTGATTATATAACTCGGTCGGTTCCATCGAGCATCGGCGCTACTCCGTTTTCAAATACTGCACTGAATTACCATCTGGCAGTTTCTTGCTTCTCTCACGATAAAACGCTAATCGTTCATTAAAATACTCGCGCAAATGTGCTGGTTGTTGTCGTTCAACGTCTACGGCAACAACTGGCATATTGAGTTTAGTTTTATATTTTATTGAAATAAAACATGTAACCGCAATTCGGACACAATAAGATTAGGTTTTTCTTAAGTTTATGTTTGTTTTGTTTGGCAACATAAGAACAACTTGGGCAGGTAACTTCTACTAGTGCGTCTTGAAACATTCTTATCACATTAAAAGCTTTCATATCTTTCACCCATTATAGGGATATCGTGATTCAGTGTACGTTACTTTGTACTAAAATGCTCAATTTTTGTTCTTTTATTTGTAGAGTTCAATGTTGATAACTGATTTCTATGACAATGACAGGCATATAGAGCCATTCTCATTTTTAGCATTCCTTATTGTGGGTTACATCTATCCGACAATAAGGAATTTAAATGATATATAAATACTATGCTTCTTTTAGAGACGATAGTTTTTCACACCATGTATCAAGCGTTTCTCGTTTTTCTCTTAAATAATCATATCTATCATAATGCTTTTGAGAAACTCCTGGTCTTTTGTGGTTTTGCACCATATCCCTTAACTCAGAACTTATTCCCATTTCTCCAGCCAATGTTTTGAATGTTCTTCTAACATCTCTAGGTGTAAATTTCTCAAACTCATTTTTCTTACAAAATTTATTTAATTGTTTAGCGTATTCAGACGTTAGCAAGTGTCTTTCTTTAGTATCAGCAGGGAAAAGATAATTTGATGTTGGATACAATAGTTCTTGGATATTAAGAATATCAATAGCAGGCTGTACCAGTGGAATGACATGATAATCGCCTGTTTTTGAAATATGAGGTGGAACCGTTAATGTATTGTTCTTTTTATCCCAATTGTCGCGAGTATTGGCCAGAATTTCCCATGGCCTTTGTCCTGCGGAATAAACGCAAAATAGAAATAGACGCGCATAATCTGAGTTAATAGGGCATTCGATGGTGGGCTTATTGAATAGCTCTAATAATAGCTTCAACTCATCCCATGATAAAAATCTATCTAACGCTTTATCTGCACCTTTTTGTCTAGGAACCACAGTGACAGGATTTCGTTCCAATCCATAAATAACGCGCTCGTTTATTTTTGCTGGATCATTATCGGCAAACAAACCGAAGTTGAATACCGCATGTAGATTTGCTCTTACTTTGTTCGAACCTGCCAAAGCACCTCGGGAGATAAACTCAGAAAGTATTCTTTTTATATGATCTGGAGTCACATCTTTTGCAGGCATAGAGGCATCAATATGCTTACTATCTAGAACCTGATTTAGTCTGTTTTGAGTTTTATCATATGAACGCTTGCTTTGTCGTTTTTGATCTTCAATGTAATCATCAAAAAGCTGTTTTACTGTGGCGTGTTCATATTTTATTCTCTCTGGGGATGATGATTCGGTAGCAGCTGCTACGGATTTTACTGCAGCATCTGCTAGTGATAAATTAGGGTAATCACCAAGCGATATAAATTTCTCTTTTCCATCTTTGAAGTAGCGGTAGACGAAAACTTTTCTTCCAGATGGATATGTTTTTACACCAAGGCGTCCAGTGCCTCTAGTCGCTGATGCTTGCCAAGTATAATACGCAGATTTCTTTGGTTTCAGTCCTCGTATTTTACTATCAGTCAGTAATACGCTAGCCATAACTAATTTCCATTTACGGGTTGTTTGCGGGTCAAGTAACGGGTCAAGTAACGAAGAAATGATATGAAACTAGCTGAAATCATGCAAGGTATATAAATCCTTGTAAATCAAAAAGATGAAATCTCATGAAATTATATAAAACTCAATGAAATCAGTATATAACGCCCTTCTAAGCCGTAGGTCACAGGTTCGAATCCTGTAGGGCGTACCATTTCAAATCAATAGCTTACACTTATTTTAAATTCTCTACTTTTCTTAAGTGGGACGTTTTTGTATATCATTAAAAATGTCATCAAAATTACGTGCATGTTCTGTTAAATGAGTGCATTTTATCAAGCTATAAACTATTATCTTGTTTCTATCAAATAAGCATTTCACTATTAAATTCTTTCATTTATATTTCTATAAATAATCCAAATTATTATTAATAGTAATTTATCCAATTACAGCCATATCAGAGCTAGAAAAATAGTGGTTTATTTAATTACATGGTTAAATAAAATATTAATTAATGAAAAAACACTATGGTATTTTTAGATTGGTATTTTATAGGTGTAAATAAGAGAGTGTAGATTAATAAATAATCACTGTTAATATTTTGTGGGTTTTATGTTGTAAATCAAGTAATTAATCAAACGATTGATTTTGTAATGACGTATTCTTATTTTAATCGGTGTATTAGTATAAAAAACAATCTTGTCCTTAAGGTTATAATTTTATTTACCTTATTAAAAAACAACAAATCTAATAAATTCAATATGTTGTATATATTTTCTTTCTGTGAAATTAAGTTAAATTTAAAACTATAATTTTTTATATTTTCTTATTTCAGATGACGCCTTTTTTTATTTCTCAATACAATGACATCACTTGAGTATAATGTTTTTTCTGTCCATGCATTAATCATTGGTGACATTATTTCAGTGGTAAGTAATAAACTTTGTGGTGATACACCAAGTATTAAGGAGATTGTAATCAGCTGATCTACGGTTATTTTTATATGCCCATTTTCTAAGCGAGAATAATGTTGCTGGCTGATACCAAGGCGTCGCCCCATTTCAATTCCAGTTAGTTTTAGTTGCTTTCTTTTCTGTTTTATTCGTTGGCCAACAATAGTGTTAAGTTCACTCATATCTATATCTCCTATTTTTTTAAATAATAACGTAAAAAAATCTCAAGATCGATATAAACGATCAAATGGCGATTATCAATAGGTGTTGGCTATTAAATGTTATTTATTAACAGTTTTAAGCAGTTTTACTTAAATCAAATAATTAGATAAATTACATTAATATTTAATAATTTTTTCGCTGTTTAATAATGTAACAAAAGTGTTAATTAAAAATGATTTAAGATTATTTGATATTATATAGGCAATAAAATATTTTATTGCATTTTGGGGTTTTAAATAAAACCAATTGAGATTATTAAGAGTATTTTTATAGTTGTTTTTTAATAATTATCTTTTCATTCTAAATAAAATATAAAGTTATAAAAATAAATAATATAATACTAAAATAGTCTAAATTTGATCATTGAAAATGGGGGGGTAATTAATCAATATAAATTATCTTATTTATATTTTGATGTGTTTTTTGAAAAAATAAAATTATTTTTTAGTTGTTTTTCTTAGCTTTTTATATTTTTTATTTAAAATAACTTTCTCTTTTTCTATAAAATTATAACTAAAAATTAACTAATTCACTGATATTTATTGATTATAAACTCGATATTTAATACTATAGTGTTACTCTAAATATGATAAAGATTAAAATAACATATAGAAATGTAAATTATTTTAAATTTAAAATATCGGAATAACCTTATTAACAAAATTAGTGAATATAAGTAATGTTACGATTATTCACTAGCTAATGGTTAAGTATTTTCAGTTTATGGTTTGATAATTTATAAACTATAATTCGGTAATTTATCGATGTAATCATCTAATGATATAATGAACGAAGGGGAATAAAGGGATGATTAATACCAGAGTTGGGAATAGAATAAAAATGATAAGAAAACAATTAAAGATAACAGAAAATGAAATGTCTGAGAGGTTGGGAATGACAATGCTACATTATTCTCAATTAGAAGATGGGCATATAAAAATAACCGTAGATCAGCTGGTTACTATTTCTTATATACTTGGTGTTACACCTCAAAGTCTTATTTTAGAAGCTAAGGAAACAGACTTTATGGTATTTGAGGATAAGAACTCGGTAAATCAACCGAGTGAAATAGTTATATTTAGAAAGAAAAAAGTAATTTAAAAAACATTAGTACATTACTTTTTGATATTGAGTTTTAATAAATATATTGATCATTTTTTAGTTGTATTAATTAAAATTCTATTTCTCAAAATCCAATAACTAATAGCACAAAAGCCATCTTATTATAGGATGACTTTTTTATATTTAATAGCAGGATGTTGTACCTGTTATATGATTTATGGCACCATTTTTAATCAATAGTTTCTGCATATCTTCAAGATTATTTTGACAAGCATAACTTAACGCGCTGTGGTTATAAGAAAATAATGACTTATCTTGAGTCGTCGTAATAAGATTAACATCAGCACCTTGAGAAATAAGGTATTTTACAGTATTAAGACGATTATTACTGGCGGCAATCATAATAAATGTTTCACCATCATTTTCTACTCTTTGATTATTGAGTTCAATATCACTTCTCATTAGGTCGTGGATCTTTTTTACCACATTGACATTATTTCCTAATACGGCTGATTTAAAAACATTATAAACATCGTCTTTATCCGTAGCCCAAAGGTTCGCACCTTGAGAGATGAGATAATCAACCATCTCTTCATCACCAATAAACGCAGCCCATCCCAGGGCTGTTTGCTCTAAGCTTCCTGTGTCTTTTGCTTCAATGTTTTGACCATTGGCCAGCATCTTTTTTACTTCATTTAAATCACCGTGTTTAACAGCATCAAACCATAGTGCATTTTTGCCTGTACTTGGTGAAGTATAGAATACCCGATGTGGTAAACGCGATTTATTAGCCAACTCAATCATATCAGAATAATTTGATTTAAAAGATTGATACTCGGGTGGATTATTTTCATTAATAATCAATGCTTGTGCGTTAAAAGAAATTAATGCCAATGAAATAACAAATTTTTTTATATTCATTTAAACACCTTAAAATATAAACGATTAACAAATCTAATTTTAATTAGTTTATTAAAATTTAATATTTATTAGTGTTGTTAATTGAAACAAAATGTAAGTAGGGTGTGTTTTATTAATACGTATTTGTAATAAGGATAAATCTTATTAACTAATTTGTTTGTTTCGCAATCAAATATACGTAATTTTACTTATTTTTTTGAATGTAATAATTTTTTTGCTTTTAACGTTTAATATTTACTTTTGATTTTTTATATATTCATTTTTGCTGTGTTTTATTTCTAATTAAATCTGTGAGGGTAACAAAAGTAGAACTACCATAAAGTAAAAATGTAATACAGCTACTAAATAAACTAATAATACCAATAAGTATTAAACTACTTATCAAGAACATATTGTTACTTATTTAGAACGTAATAATGAATATCGATTCAATAGTTGTTTAAAATGATTATCTATTTTTTGGTATTCATAGTCTGAAATTGAATTTTGTGTTGGTTGTTTCTCAAGTAAGCGTAATTCTTCTTCTAAAGGTTTGGCTTGATTGAAATGTTGGCGAGCTTTGAAAATAATAGATTTTAATTCAGAGCCTGTGATGTAATTTTTAGGATTACCATCAAAGCTATCTAATCTTTGGCTTAATCCATCAAGTTCAGTCATACCTTTAGACCATTGATTGAGTTGTTCATCCGTGGTGGCATTTATTTTTAGATTGTTTTTCCAAAACTGTGTAAATGCTAAAAGCTCTGGATTATCTTCATACTGCTCGTTTAAATAGTTGATGACTTCAAGCCCATAACTCTGTGCCCATGTGGGAGAAAGTAATGTGAGTTCATCTAAACGTTTTTTGATCACATCAATTTGTTCGGAATTGAGCGTCTTTGTTATATTTTTACCATTTACAGTTTGTTGTTCAATAAGAGAGCCTGCGTGGGCATTAATGGTTGGAATGTAGGGGAAAGCATCTGTTAGATTGTTATTTTTTAATTCAGATAACCAAAAATAAAATAGGATAAAAAATAATAAACTACTGGTTAGAGTGCCAATTAAAATACCTCGCCATAGCTCCTGCCGACATGTCTTTTTTATGGGGGTTTGTAATGAAATGGATGAGGATATATAGGTTTTGGGTGACGTATTACTTTCATTGGCATTAAGGGATGTAGATAAAGTCGTATCGATAATTTGAGGTGAGATCTCATCTTCTTTATTGGCAATAGTAGATAATTCGGGAGAATTAAAATTACTATCTAATGTGTCTGCATTTTCTAATTGTCTAGCTTGAGCAATAATTAAGTTCTCTAGATAATCAAATTGAACAAGATGTTTAATTTCTAATATTTGAAGATGATGATTGATACTTTTTAATAATTCTTCAATTTGATAAAGGATCGGCAGGTCAGAATAAACAAAAGTCGTTCCACGAATACCAGAGACTAACTGTTGACTTAAGGACGAAAGAATATTGATACGCGTATGTGTTTGTACTGGCCATAAGGTTTGCCAATGTTGGGTCAATATTTTATGAGTAAGATAAAGTCCTTCATTTAAACCATCAAGCCCAGCTTGATTCTGGCGACATACAACAAACCAAGATGCAGTTTGAAGATCGACACCATTTTGATTAAATAAAGAAATACACAATTCATGGACATATTGCCAATTAATATCTGGGCGAGCTGGATGAAAACGTTTATCAAGTTCTTCTTTAATAGCAATAAATTGATTAAATACACGAGGATCACCTCCAATTGAAAGTGAATCTAAGTAAGAATTCATATTTTCCTCAAGGTAACTGATGATCTTAATAAGATAAAAACAAATCTAAATAAAGAAAATTAAAAATAAGTAGCAAGAAATAACATTATGATAAATAAGATTGTTTTTTTAAATGATGAAGAAATATTCTTCCATCAGGTGAGAACTCAGTACCATAATGTATAAGCCCTCTTTCATGTAATTCAATATCTAAAGAATAACACAATTTTCCAAATTCATTTTCAGGTAATATACTTAGTGTGACTGATTTTATTCTTGGTTCATATTTTAGTAATGTTGTTGATAATATAGACATTACTTTATGTGAACTTCCTGGTAGTCCTTGAATTATTTTGCTCATATCAGGTAAACCATAATCAGGTAGATGTTTTAATGTTCCTGCTCGTGAATTTAATATTCGACGAATATTATCCATAATAGAAAGAATAACCTGATCTTCTTCTGATATAGCGTCAACAGGTAATCCCCCAGAAAAATAACCCGTTAGCATTTCATAGAGTGAAGGTTGTGACATCGTTATTTTTTATCCAAAGGTTGTAATATTAGTGTGTTTTCAGAAAGCACAATTTTACGTGCTTTATCAGGATCGAGTTCGTTTTTCGGAATAACAATTCGCCAGTTGTTTTTGGCTTCATCAGGTGTATGAAACATTGTAGCAATAGCGACAAATTCAGTTTCTTTTTCCATTGGCATATCGAGAGAAATAGATTCACCAGGGCGAATACGTAAATCTTTTTGTGCTAATAAAGAGGATTTTAAAACCTCATTATTTTGATTAAACAGTGAAAGATAATCGCTATTATTAAAAGTATCTGCTGATTTTAGTTGAAATATTCGCACAATGACGGAAAGTGATGAACCATTATCATCAGTATTAAGTGCCTCTCTTGCGGTAAAGTCTAAATGCAATATTTTGACTTGTTTATAAAAAATAGATTTTGTTAAAGAGACCGTACCATCACTGATGGTTTGAGTTAAACCACAACCTGCAATTGTAAACATTACAATAAATAGCAGTGCTAATCGGCGGGCAGAAGAAAGGAATGTTTGCGATTTAAAATTGATAATTGCCATATTCATCACTTTTATAATGTTGAGTGCGGGGTGTTAGATATTGATAAAAACCAAGTCCAATGGTGATAAAAGATGCTGGGCGTGCTTTTTCAATCTGGCTGTGAGGCCGCATAACGGCGGTTCTACCTAATTGTACCCCTTGATTTTTAGAGGCACTTAATGTTGCATCAGGTAATAAATGTCTAGGTAATGTTAAACGTAGTCGTGCATTAACTCTTGATCCCAAATAAACACGAAGTAATGCCATAAAATCCTGATAAATGCTGCCATCAGGTAACCAACCTTTTGCTTCTTCCTTGTTTTCGGTGTGTAGTTTTATTAATACTTGGCTATTTACATCAATAGCATAACGACCTAAAACGGGTTTATTTTCTAATGTTGTAGGTTGTGAGCACGACATAATTGTAGGAGTGTCGAGTGCAATTCTTCGGGGATCATGAGGTACAATACTGACTTTTGTTGATGGTGCTAATAATTTTACTAATGCACTAATACCTTCGGCTGTACGTGTTGGTAAACGTAAGATCCCTAATAGTGCTAAAAAGCGAGATAAAGGTGATTGCACATGATTAGCACAACCAGGAATACCTAAACCAATTAAGCCATAAAGATATTGCGATGTTTTATCTGATCCTCCTTCTCCAAAAGTCGCAGGATAAGAATATTTGCGCCAAATACGATAAAATTGGGTAGTAAGACGGTGGTTAAAAATATCTAAAAAGTCAGTGAGTGAATCTGTACCATCACGGTATTGTGCAATATCGTCAAGGTAAGATGTTGGTAGTGGTGATGTAATACCATAAAGTCCCAAAAAAGTAGTATGTAAGCTTGGTATTGTGCTTTTTCGATATTTGTCTAGGGGATCAGTTCCTTTGATCTCTGTGGCAGGAAACCCCATACCACGATGTGGGCGAAAACGAATAGGATCAGTTTTCGGATCATGAGAACTTCCTAATTCAGGTAATTGGGGGTTGGATTTTTCAAGTAATTGGCAAAAGCGATAGAAATTTACATAAGGTAATTTATCGCCTAAAGCCTGAATCAGCGAGGTAGCTGTGGGTTGTGGCTTTCTTTCCATTGAATTCGTTTTCCTGTTGGCAAAATAATCAGTGTTAATTGATTAAAAAGATGAACATCAGCATAAAGCGCAAAAAAACGATTAAGCATTTCTCCAAATAAATGAATATCACCTTCACCATTAAAACCATTGCTATCAATCGTGACTTCGATATCAATACCTCGCTGTAAAAAACCTTTCTCAAAGCGTTCAATTAAATGATGTTCGACATGAATAATGGCGTCGAGTTTTCTGTGGTTCATATCATCATCTCGCCAATCATAAAGTGCGAGAGTGCCTCGTAGCACTTCAGCATTATCCATCATGTTAAGAAAGCTAGAACCTAAATGGCTTAGCACTCGCCAGTGGAAGCGATCTTCTGAAGGTGGATAAAGAGGAAGTGTTGGCTTGCACAAATTACATACTGTTAATGGGATCTGTAAGGTTTGTTCTGTTCTATCAAGTAAGGTACTTTGCAGTGCTTTGCGAGGTAATTGCCCATTCGTGCCAGTAAGTTGTAATGACAGGGTTTCTGTTTGAGTTGCTAAATCAATCTCTTGTTGTTCCCCTCCTAGTATAAGCCAAGTATCATGAAGGCCCGTAACACCACGCTTCACTCGGGTGTGATAATAACGTTCAGGTGCATTATGCCGTAACATGCCACCACGATGACGAAAGCTGGTAAAGGGTACATAAACTGCTTCATTTGTACGTTGAGAACCATATACGCTATCAACACTATAGATTTCAGTATGCCCATCTTGAACACGACGAGGTCGTAATAAATATTCACTTTCCAATCTATTAACAGTCAGTGGATCGGCTTCTATATTAAAAAGGTTGATAACGGGGACACAATGTAAACGTATATTTTCCTCATTTAATGTAAGAGCGTTATCCCACAATGTATTGAGAACAATATCTAATTCAAATTCAGATGTTTCTTCAGGAAAATGGATATCATCTAATCCATTAAGTGAAACAAACATAAACTTTTCACGGAAAGAAAAATATTCGAGTAATAATTGATAACCACTAAATGTGGTGTCTCCTTTAGGCCAAAGAGTGTCTGTATTCTTAAATCCTCCTGGTGAAAAATAGAGAGGGATTGCTATTCTATCTTTTGACTGAGGAAGCTTTAGATAAGTTTTGGCAACTTGTTTAGTTAATGCTAAATGCAGTGCATTAGTTGTTGGAATATCGCCAGATAAATAAAACGAGAGAGCATGAAGGCTTACTTCAGACCAATTAATTATTTCACTGCATTTAAATTTTAACCGAATAGCTGAACGCCCATCTGGCTCGGTCGTTAAATTTACAGCAGCAATTTTTATTGGATTAAGCGTTAAATCTTGTGTTGTTCGATAGTGACAAATCGTTTTTTTAGGACCAATAGGGCGGGAAAGAACCTCAAATTGAGCAGATATTTTATCCGTCATTTTCATTTTTTGAATGTCAGGGGCTAATTCAACAATGGATAATGATGGAATCGTTTGTAAATAGTGAGGCCATAATAAACTGACAAGACCTTCTGTTAACTCAGGTAAATCATCATCAATTTTTTGTCTTAATTGCCCCATAGAGAAAGCAAAACCTTCAAATAAACGCTCAACAAAAGGATCGGGTGTGCCGGCTTTATCTAAGTCGAGCATTGCCGCTCTATCGGGATGTGCTTGCGCAAACTCTTTTGCGGCTTCTCTAAGATAGCGCATTTCTGCATCAAAATAGCGAAGGGTTAAATCATCCATTAATTTGATACCTTGATTTTTCGAGTAAAAGATTAGGAATATAAAATTGCAGAGCGAACGGGATCGATTGCAGTTAATTCACTGAGTAACAGTTCCATCTGTTGTTCTATACGGGGCTTATCTGAGGTGTTACGTTGAATTTTGGCTCGGAAAAGATGAAGCTGTCGTGCTTTCACTTCAAAAATATAGTTGGGCTCCCATTGTGTTAACGACATAGAAAGTGCTTTTTTATCGAGTTCACGTAATAAATTTAATGCCAGATCGTGGCGAGCAAATTGTTCTGCTATTCGTGCCATTATGAGGTTTAATAACCATTTTTGTCTTGAAGTGCTGATATCAGGGCGATGTTGTAGCCATTTTAATGCAACGTCTATACCTTCATTATCAGCTTGTGTGATAGCTTCGGTTTCTAATGCCAGTATTGATTGATCTTCAGATTGATTAGAAACATTATTTGATAATCCTTGCATGACATCAAAATTTTCTTCCATAACCTGTTGTTTTATCCAACTTAATGTGACTTCATCGGCAAATGGTGTGCCATCTTCCCATGAGAGTTTCTCTAAATCAGGAAGACGAGTAAGGAATTGTTTTAAATCGTTTTTTATAATATCAGACCATGCATTCCAAGGTGCAGGGGATTTACTAAGTGCTTGATAGAGATACCACTGCACATCTAACCAAAAATGGTTAACACCTTCTGCAAAAAGCTTATCCGCTTGCTCCGCCAGTTCCCCCCAACTTTGTTGTAAATAGAGGCGTTTAAGTTGTGCTCTTGCATCTGTTCTTGGTGGTGAAAGACGAGTACGACCTTGCTGATCTTGTGGCGGAAGTTGATGAATTGTATCCCATCTCACCACTTTCATTAATCTATGTCCTGCTAACCAACCATTAGATTGATTACGTAGATAATTAGCGAGCATTTTTGATTGATCTAATAATTCACGACCCGACTGTATGGTCTCTATTGGTGTGCTCTGTGAAATTGAAGGAGAGGTAGGACTGTTGTAAGTTGGGTCAGTCCGGCTAATGTTTTGTGGGACTAATGAATTTGTCCCGCCTGATTGAGCTAGGCGTTTTTCGAGTGCTTGAAATAATCCTGAAAATTGTGGTTTTTCATTTTCATTCCATGTTTCAATCTCTGTTTCAATGGTGGTTAATAAGGCGATAATACGAGAAAATTCATTATGATCGACCTCGGGATAAAGCGATAAACTATCTAAAACACGTTGCCCAGATAACCACTCTAAAGCAAATTTTCGACTAGTGGCTCGGCTCGGTAATAATGTGTCGTGATAGCGAATAAGCAATCCAGCCAAAAGCCCCAAAGAATCGGCAAGTCCATGTTCACCTTCTTTGTGCAAGCGTGCCCAAATATAATAAGTTACAACGCGCACATCTTTGCAGGAATTGAGCAGTAAATTTTCAGCAAGTAAGCAAATAAGCTCCGTATCGGCACCAGAGAGTTTATTAACTTCTTCTTTCATGCGCTCAAAGTCATCTTCATAGCTGGGATCATCACCCACAGGTTGATTAGGCGTAATGGGTAATAGCCAACGATCCCATAAATTGATTTGTTGTTGAGCAAGTTGTTGCACTTTGTTTGTATCATCAGCAAAGCATGATGAGATTAAGGTATCCAATAAGGACATAGTGAGCGTATTTCCTTTTGAGATATTAGGGAATGTGATTTTTATTTAATCCAAAAAAATCTTTTCCGGTAACACAAAATTACGGAGTTGTAAGAGTGCAATTGGACCATCACCCATTTCTGTTCTTAAGGTGTAATTAAGAGATTGTCCATTTAAGGTTTTCCAACTGACTGAATAACTGCTGGTGCTACCGGCATAAGGGGTGATATTGGCATCTTCCAATAAACGAATAATGCCCCAGACGCCACGATAATCGCCATAAATACGTGTGCCTGTATTGGTTGTGATCCAACTCAGTGATGCACCAGAGGCAACGGTATCCGCTGGCCAGACAAAGCGTTGCCATTGGGGTTGTTGGTTATCATAGATAAGAGACTGTTTATCTATCATAAGATGGGTTTGCATAATGTTTGGAGAGGTACCCGGACGTAATTCAAAATAAAGGCGTGCTTCACCATTCGCAAAAACCACATCCCCTAAGTAGCTTAATTTATCTAAGGCTTTTAAGAACTCGGGATTAAAGGTTAAGCCTTGAGCATTGGTGGTATCGGGTACCCAATGTGTCCCCTCTTTATGTAAAACACCATTAAGGTGAGTTTCAAGAAAACGTTGAATACGTCCATTATCAGGGCGTAAATATTGCGCCATAAGAGGCAGTGAGATCTCACTTTGCGTATTTTTGAGTGGATAACGTCCACCAAAGGCGCTATTCCAATCATTCACAACCGCATTTCGCCATTGGGTGTTGATACCTTGCGAAGTCGGCGCTAATAGCTGTTGCCATGCTTGAGATAGGGGTTGTACCAGTAGTGTTTGCCCAAATCCATTCCACTCTTGGCCAAAGCTTGCGGCGATTAAGCTTCCGTAGTCTTGCGTTTCTGATAAATCGACCGTTTTTCCTTCAAAAACACTTCTTGCTAAGGCTTGAGACATCGCTTGGGGATCGGGGGCATTAACCACTTGTTGCAGTTTTAAACGCACTCGCGTTACCCGTGTGAGATAGGCTTGTAAGCTTAATGTATCACTATTTTGTACAGCAGATTGCGGATCAGTAAAAGCCAGTATTGGTGCAAAAACAGGCTCTAAGGGACCTGTGAACTCGGCTTTTTGGCTAATTACCGGTTGTTGCTCTTTGTTTAATAAGTCTTTGGCGGAATTTACAAAAGAGTCAGCGAGCTTTTCTTGCTGACGACCCGTTTTGCCTTGGTAAGAAAGCGTATTCATCAACGCAATAATGGGGGACTGTCTGATATCGCTCATGAGTGTGAGTTGATCAATCGTATCGGATAAACTCTGTGTTTCTCGCCACTGTAAGCCATTAAGAAAGCTTAACCAACTGCCCGAAAAATCATTAAAATAGCGCTCGGTGAGATTTTGTTGCAGTTTTTCAGGTGAGATATCAATATCGGTCTCTTTTTGTGTGTCACTTAATACCCAATCTATTTCTTCTCGTCTTTCATGAACCGCTTTTTTAATTGCGGGTTCAATCGATTCTTCCCACGCTTTGCGCGTAAAAATACCGGGTATGGTTTCAGAGGTGCTGAGTAAGAAACTGACATCGGTATCCCCTGTCATATCCTCTAATGTCATCTCTGCAAAGTTATGCTGTGCCTGTTGTAAGATTTTTTGATAAAGCGCAGACTCGCCATTACGTTGACCAATTTGGCGAATAAGGATAGTGCGACTTCCAGCGACTAAATTGCGATTAGGTTTGATAGTCCATTCATTATGATACGGTAATTGAGCGGCATAGAAGGTTAATAGCTCCGTGCCTAATGTTTGCCATTCACCTTCTTTTAGATCTTCATTTTGATGCCAAATATTGAGTACGCTTTCAGTAAAAAAAGCCGGTTTGATACGAGACGGTTCACTCATCATCAAATAGGCTTTTAATGTTTGATAAGCAGATTGAGCCCCTTCTGTGCGTTCAGCACTTTCGGGGGGAAGCTGCACAAAGCTTTGAAGATAAGTTTCAAGATGATGCTGAGTTGAATCCCGTAATAACGGTAACATAGATTGACTATAAACCGGCCAGAGATGACTAAGCAATGAGCTATTACTACTTAAGCCAAAGCGTAACCAAAATGGCACTGCATTCTGTTCTCGATAACTCAATAACCCCAAGGTTTGTTGCAAACCATATTGGGCTTGTAAACGCGCAAGTTCAGATTGGTGATTGTCCGTTGCTAATTGCGCTTGTTGTTGGCTTTGGGTAATTAATTGGCGATTCATCAAGTAAGAGACCACCATACCAATGCCCCACAACGTCATGGCCGTTGCGGCAGTATATTGTAAAATGCGTTTTGAATTTAAACCTAAAGGTGAAGCTTTTAATTGTGGTGGAAGCTGTTTATTTGCAGAGAGTAGCGCTTTCCAGTGTGTATTATCTGTCCATTGGTTATTTAACGATATCGTGGAAGATGAAGATAAATTCTCACGAACAGGTGTACTAAAGAGCATGCCTGCAAAGGGTAATGAGCGATAACCCGATAAAAGTGGCGCCAAGTTATTGGCGAGTTTTTCACATCCTTCATGTTGTAGAAAACGGGCTAAAGCCAGTAAATAGGTATGTGTTTGATTGTGTAAGACAGCGTGTGTACCTTGTTCTACTAATGCAGGTAAAAGTGTTTTTAAGTTATTAGAAAGTGTTTCAGAAGTGGCTTTTAAGGGGGCTGAATACAGCACTGTAGGTGTTTCATCTGCGGTTATTTCACCGCTATTACTGACGTTCCATAGCCAAATAGGTGCCTGCCAGCGTAATTGACGAAAGAGCTGGTGGAAATAACGGCTTGCGGTGTCTGTATTGGCGGGGTTTAAGTGATTAAATAAAGAATGACCCAATGGTTGTTGCGATAAGCTGTTTTCAGAGACCCAAATAACCGCATCAAGCGGACGACGTCGGCGCAGTTGTTTTAAATCTTGAATTAAATTTTCATCAATAGGTTGATGGATATCGCCACCATAAATAAGCAATGTGCCGTTATTTTCTTGCCAGATATCCGTTGTTAGGTTGGGAGTGAGTTTTTCTATAGAAAGGGGGGAGCCGATAAGGAGTTGGATTGATAGTTTTGACTTGTAAGTAAATGAGTAGTTTTCTTTTATATATTTATTCCAATCATTTACTCTGTCATTTTTTTTGTTTATCTTATCTTTTTTATCATTAGCTTCAATATCCATAATTATATTAGGTTTAAGGTAGCGAGAAAGGAAAAAAAGCACTATTAAGGAGAAAATAACTGAACCAATCATTAAGTACGATTGAGTTACTGTGATAGATGTTTTATTAAAAATAATAAATAAGAACAAAATTGTAGCTAATGAAATTATTGAAATAATGACAAAGAGTGAAAGATAGCGTGTTATTTTTGATTTCATCATAAATTCCATTTTTTGTTAAGCGTGTTTAAAAAATGAATTTTCCAGTAAAAATTAATATAAATTTTTTTAATTACACTAATTATTATGATAGTAAAAAGAAAGGAGGTTGATGTGATTATTATTCTTTCACTGTTAAATTCGACGTGGTCAATTATATTCTTAAAAATGACTGAAATAAGAGCAAAAAAACCAACCAGAAGAGTACCTAGTGGAAATAATGGTTTTGATATGTTCCAGTAATGATTGTCAATGTGTGATTTTTGAACTCCTATTGTTTGGCAATAATAGTTTTTATCCGATTTATAAAATAAAAGCTGACTAGTTTCTTTAAATCTTGATAAGTAAATTAGAGCCAATAAATGAAATATAGATAATTCTTTATAATTATCTATATATTCATTAAAAAAGTAACCTTGGGGATAGCTTTCTAAGGATAACTGATAGCTTTTTTCGTTTCTTAACTTTATCAAGATATTGCTTGATTTTATTTCTTCAATATCAATGAAATTAACCTGTTTTATATCCTTATTACTTTGTTGTTGAATTAATGTCATTGTTTTGATGCTTTCATCTATATTATCCATATTAAATGGCATTGGTTGAAATAATTTTAAAAATCTCTTTTCTTGGTTATGAGATAGTATAATTAAACTTGCAAATTCATTTTCTTCATTAGTAGACAATGAATAGTTATTAATTGAGAAAATAAATGTAGTTGCTTTCTTTTTTCTAATTAAATTTAATTGTTTGCTATAGTTTGGTTTTTTTTGAAAGATGAACTCACAATTATTTAAGTAGTCATCAAAAAATGATTTTAATTTATTTTTTATAAAATAACTCTGTTCAAATAAACTATTTATTATAATTAAATAGTTTTCATTTTTACTGATTTTTATATCCTTGATACTATTTATTAAAAGTTTCACTATATAGAAAACTCTTTCTTCACCAACCACTCCTTCTTTTTCTAAATCTATTAATCTGTTTTTTAGCTCTGTTTTTTCAAATGATTTTTCGTTATTGAAGTTAGAAATAATTGATGGATTATTAGATATTATATTTGAATAAATTAAATATAAATTATCTTGTTTTGATTTAATCCATTTGGTTAATAAATCCGCTTGCCAAAAACACCAGTAAATATATAGTGTTTTCTTTATCTCCCAAAATAAGGTATAAGCAGATATTAAAAAGAATGAAAAAAGGAAAATAATTGAAGATAATATAAAACCATCATTACTCATTATATAATTTTTAAAGTCAATCTTTAATGTGAATTTTAAAATTAAAAAGTAAACTGAATTTATAAATATTATAAAGGTACTTAAAGTTAATAATGGAAATGGTTTGTTTTTCCAAGGTGGAGGATTGTATGGAGGTATCCAATATTTCATTTATATCTCCATATCATTACAACTTGAGTAAACAATAGCACCACATTGTGTTTTACAACCATCAAATACAATCCCTTTACCATTTTCATTATAATGTGAACTACTTTCAATAATTTGATTATTCCCGTGTAGAGGACATGAAACAGTATCATAAAGAAGAGTGGCATTTTTCCCATCAACAATAAGAGTAGCACTTGATGATATAACTTTACCTCCATGTGATGTAGGATCACCTAATCGAATAATATTTTTCATTTTATTCTCTCCAAGTTGATTATTTAATTTTTGATAAATCAGGGTTAGATATTTCTTTTGGCATTTCAGGTAGATCTAATTTACCTTCCTCCATATAGATATCTAAGCCACTTTGCCAATCTGCAAATTTTCTTAATTCATTCATTTTTTCGGGGCATTTGCCGATTTCACAATAACCAATGGGTAAGTCATAAGCGACAACGCGTTTTAAAAAGTTTTCATTTTTAGGCAAAGAGCTATGGTCAGTACCACGTTGTATATAAGTACGAAATCTCTCTCTGCTTTCTTCTAGTGTTTCGAATCGATGTGTTTCATTTTTTTCATTAGGGGTAAGGTTAGTATCACTTCTACGGGCTTTTTTTTCTTCTTCGGTAAAAGGAATTTGGATACGATCATAATCATAAAAATCAATTAAATAATAATAATCAGAATCAATGGGTTTATTTTCAATAGGGTCAACTTGACCAAATCCATAGCCATAAAGTCCTTTATTTTGTCTTGCTGCATCAAAATCCGTAATACCATTTGTATAAGTTTCATCAAATTCTAGCATTTCATTGCTTTGGATGGGATTTGGTACTTCGGGACCATTAATATAAATTTTGGTATTTTTGTCTGGTTTAGGCCATGTCATATAATGTGTGGATTTAGTATTATTTTCCCAAAAAGAGGTTCCATCACAATATTGGCTTTTGTCATTACAAAAAATAGTACTTTTATTGGCATCAGTTGGTGAATCTGGAGGTGCTCCACAAGGTATATTTCTACCTAATATACGGACATATAATGTACATTCTTCTTGATTAGTGCCATTTTGAAAAGGTCCACCATTCCAATAAAAAATACCATGTTGTTTACTCAGTTTTTGTGAAATAAATAGCTTTTTTTCTTTATCACTACTTAAGTATAAATAAGGATCATAATGATCGTCTTTAGTTTCAGTGAAGGAGGAATATTCATCATATTTTTCCGCAATAATCTCTTTCTCGAGTCGAAGATAACTATCTCCTTTTTTATTTTTTAATGGTATATCGTATTTTTTTATTTCATCTTTATTAGAACGGTATCCCCAATAAAAGCGAATAATTGGAGAGTTATGTGATTTTTTATTTTATGTGAGTTATGTTCAATTTTATAACGACTATTCTCAATATCTTTTTCATCAGGATAAAATCTATTTATATAATATTCATTAGGTGTTAATTTAAATTTTTCAGGGAGATTTAATCGTTTATTTAATCCTTCACATAAATGTTTTTCAGCATCTTCATACCATTCCCCTTCTGAATTAACTCCATGAACAAAAATAATAATGCCAGGTAAATGAGGTTTAACATGAATTTCTCCACCGATATCAGACGCATGAGTACTTGATTTCCATTCTTGGGTACTATCAAGGCATTCTTTAGGTTTTAATAACCTAGAAGTTTTGGTATTTTCTTGATTCATCATTTTTATCTTTTAAATAGAATAGATAAGCGGGAGTATTAAAGTAAATCTATTTTACTAACCGATAATCCACACCATAATCCCCCAGCTTTGACATGGGGGAAATAGAGGGATCACTGCAATCAAATTGAGTTTGCCCTGATGGGGTTTTTATTTCATAGGAAGGGGCTTCTAACGCATGAGGCTTTGATATTCTATTTTTTATATCCTCATTTGTATCATAAGAGTATTTCTCCCAATATAAGTCGCTTAGTGGTTCTTTTTTAGGAGGGGGAGTATAGCTTTTTCCGATATAATAGTGATTATCTGTTACCACAAGGGTGAAATATTCAGTCTCTTTCACTGGGTTGAGTGTTTTATTACCCAAAGGCATAACTACTGGCATGAACTTCCCCTTAAAGTACTGTAGAATCGAGCTCTGGCAGCCATCACGCCGACCTGCACAGCCATGCCAATTACTGGATGTAGCAGGAAACGCAACATAGTCATCCTGTGTAGCAGCCCAAATTAAACGGCCACGAAAGTTACATGCCGAACCGTTATACACTTTAAAGTGGGCTTGCGTTTGCGTGTTGTTATAAAAAGTATAGCCTTCTCGTTTTTCATTAAATTCTTCAAGGGTAAAAAAACGATGGTCGTCAATACGGTAAATGACCACGGGCGGTTTAAAGGTTTTCCGCAATTCGGCTAATTGACGTTGTTGTTCAATTTTATCTTGCTCTGCTTTAATGGCGGCTTTTTCTTTTAATGATAAACAGCCGGTTAATAGTGTGGCACTCAAAATAAACAGTAAGGGAAATTTAAGTCGATGTAAT